TACATTACTCACTTCAAAGAACTTTTTGCTCTGGATGGAAAGAGAGCAAATCTTACAGTAAACGATGTTCAGAGACGCAACCGTATCGTCAAACTCTTATTTGATTGGGGGTTAGTAGATGTTGTCAAACCTGACATGATTACTGACATTGCCCCACTCAATCAAATCAAAGTTCTTCCTTATAGAGATAAGAGCGAGTGGATTTTAGAGCAAAAATATAACATTGGATCAAAGAATAAAAGGAAAGAAGAAACCGAATAAGTCTCAGGAGGTGCTTGACACCTCCTTTCTTTTTAATTATAATGGGTGCATACAAAACCTACCCAATGACTGCCTTAGAATCTCTGCAGACTCGTATAGAAAATTTTAAAGTTACTTATGAGTACAATCCCATGTTCACATATCAAGAGAATCGTGGAGCATTTCTAACTCGTTTGATAGATCAAGCGATGGGTAATTATGTTGAAGAATCTATCCCTGAGTGGGATACTGATCCAAAAGCAAAGCACTTAGGTGTTGGATTTAAAATTGACTGGGAAAACTCAAAGGTTGTTGTAGAACAGAAAAAGAATCCCCAGACTGATAATGGTTCATCTCGTAAATCAAATCTTCTTAAATTGAAAGAGTCTGCAGAAGAGAAAGGTAAAACTCCTATCTATGCATACTGGGAAGATCGTCCAAAGAATGATTATATGAAGGATGGTGTCCGCCACTTACATGGTAAATCCATCTTCAAGTATCTTGGTGTTGAAGATAAGTGGGAAGACTTTCTCTCTCATGTAAATGATGTTAAAATGATTATTAAAGAAGAACTTTCTAATAAATTCGATGAAAAATTTCAATCCTTTAACAACCCTACTGTATGAAGAGATTGATTGTCGTAATGCCAAAGTAACAGACTTTGAAGTAAAACCAACAACTATTCAATATGTCAGAGATTTCATTGAAAAGTGGCATTACTCTTCTAATGTGAATGGGTTACGTATATCGCATGTCTTTGGTCTCTTCTACAATGGAGATCTGATTGGTGCAATGATTTACGGTCCCTTAGGTATGGCAAATACCTGGAAGAAGTATGGTGATTCTGAGAATGATGTTGTTGAACTTCGTAGACTTTGTTGTATTGATAATACTCCTAAGTGTACAGAGAGTTACTTCATTGGAAAGACTTTACGTTGGTTGAAGAAAAATTCTGATTATAAGGTTGTTGTCTCATATGCAGATGCTCACTATAATCACACTGGAACTATCTACAAAGCAACTAACTTTGAGTATCATGGATTGACTGCCAAAGGTAGAGTCATTGATTTTGATGGTAAATTGTATCATGATAAGTGTATTCGCACATATTATACTGACACTAAAGGTGTGAAAAAATTAAAACCATTTGCTCAAAGAGTAAAGGATGCTCTGGAAGACGGTCGGGCAAAATATGTCAATACTCCAGGAAAACACATTTATGTTTTCAGATTGAAAAAAGTAAAGAAATCCGAATAAAAATCTACGGGGTTCACTACCTCGTTTTTTTATGCTTTGTTATAAATAATGATGGATGCCTTCGGGGTCCACACAATCAAATCTCGCTTTAAAAGGGGAATACAAATGGGAAACCTTGCACGGTATACTGCTGCGGACCTATCTGCGCTCATGGAGCGTATAAATAGGAATAGCATTGGAATGGATGAATACTTCGATAGGTTGTTTAATCTACATGAAACAACGAAGAATTATCCGCCATTCAATCTAGTCACGGTCAGCAACATAGAATCAAGACTAGAACTTGCACTTGCAGGATTTAGAAAAGCAGAAGTAAATGTCTACACACAAGACGGAAAACTCTTTGTCGAAGGACAAAAAGAGGACACCGAATCAGAAACCACCTATGTCCACAGAGGAATGGCTCAACGATCTTTCACCAGATCTTGGACATTGGCAGAGGACACGGAAGTTAGATCAGTTGAATTTGAGGATGGGTTGTTAAGTATTGTTTTGGGAAGAATTGTGCCAGAGCATCATCAGAAGAAAGTCTGGTTCTAAATACTTTTGGGTAAACTCCAAATATCGTCGCAGAGGGAAACTGGCCAAATCCAGTTGCTATCCCTCTTTTTTTGTGCTAAAATCGTAGTGAGCATTGGAGAGTTATGTCTGTAAAAATTATAGTATTTAAATCTGGGGAAAAAGTAATTGCTGACATCAAAGAAGGATTTGATGAAGGTAAGTTAATTACTTATATCCTAGAGACACCTTGCACTATTGATGTGAATGGTAAGTATAGAATTACCAATGAAGAAGGTGATGAAAAAGAGCAAATGAGTATTTCTTTAAATCCTTGGCCAAGATTTTCTGCAGATAAAGTAGTGCCTATTATTCCAGATTTTCTAGTGACTGCACTAGAACCAACACCTGGACTTAAAAAAATGTATGAGGAGCAAATTTTAAATGATACCGATCAAATTGATTCTACTGACGACCAATCAGAATCTGATTATTCAGATTGAAGAAGTGACTACAGAACTTAGAGAACCTGATTGCCAAAACTGCAGAAATTAATAATGGAAAATAAAGATATTAATGTTGTCATCTTTGAAAATGGATTAAAATTAATCTCTCAAGTTGAGAGAAAAGAGATGCCTGCTATGTTAGAAAATCCAGATGCATATGGTCATCCAGATGTAAAACTTACTGAACCTTTTGTCGTAAATGATGATTTAACTCTTTCTCCTTGGTTACTTGAATACACTAATGAGAATTGGTTTGCTGTTCATTTTGATAAAATTCTGACTACTTTTGAACCCAATCAACTCCTTCTTCAAAAGTATCAAACTTTAATTAAATAATTACTATGTCTCAAAGGTTTTACACAAACGTACAAGTAGTTGGAGATAATGTCCTTGTGCGTGGATATGAGAATGGGCGACATTTTGCTAGTCGAGAAAAGTTTTACCCAACTCTTTTTGTTCCTTCTAGTAAAAAAACAAAATACAAAACACTAGAAGGTGATTATGTAGAATCTATTCAACCTGGTGGTATTCGTGATAGTAGAAATTTTATCAAAAAGTATGAAGGTGTAGAAGGATTTAAAATCTACGGAAACGAGAGATTTATTTACCAATACATTTCTGAAATGTATTCTGATGATGAAATTCTTTTTGATACTAATAAAATTAAGATATCAACTATTGACATTGAGGTTGCATCAGAAAATGGATTTCCTGATGTAGAATCTGCTGCTGAAGAAGTTCTCTTGATTACTATTCAGGATTACACTACAAAGCAAATTAGAACTTGGGGTAAAGGACCATTTAAAAATATTCAGGATAATCTTACTTACAAACAGTTTGAAACTGAAAAAGAACTTCTGAATGACTTTATAAATTGGTGGATGATTGAAGAAAACTGTCCAGAAGTCGTAACTGGATGGAACAGTGAGTTTTATGATATGCCTTACTTGGTGCGTCGTATTGATCGTATTCTTGGTGAGAAGTTGATGAAACGTCTTTCTCCTTGGGGGTTAGTAACTGAAAAAATGACTATCAGAGATCATCGTGAGATGGTACATTATGATGTTGGTGGTGTTACTCAACTTGACTATTTGACTTTGTATAAAAAGTTCACCTATAAAAAACAAGAGACTTATCGATTAGATTACATTGCTAATGTAGAACTTGGACAGAAAAAACTTGACCACTCTGAGTTTGAAACTTTCAAAGATTTCTATACTAATGGATGGCAGAAGTTTGTAGAATATAACATCATTGACGTGGAACTTGTTGACCGTATGGAAGACAAGATGAAACTAATTGAACTTGCAATTACAATGGCATATGATGCTAAGGTAAACTATAATGATGTATTCACTCAAGTTACAATGTGGGATACTATTATCTACAATTACTTAAAAAAGAAAAATGTTGTAATTCCACCAAAGAAAGTAAATAAAAAAGATGGAAAGTATGATGGTGCTTTTGTAAAACCACCTATTCCAGGTACTTATGATTGGATTGTCTCTTTTGACCTTAATTCACTGTATCCGCATTTGATTATGCAGTACAATATTTCTCCGAAAACACTTATAGAAGAAAAGCACCCAAGTGTCACTAAAGATAAAATTATCAATAAAGAATTAAATCTTGAGATGTATAAGGACTATGCAGTATGTGCTAATGGTGCTATGTATCGTAAGGATGTTCGTGGGTTCTTGCCAGAACTGATGGATAAGATCTATAAAGATCGTACAATCTATAAAAAGAAGATGCTTAAAGCAAAGCAAGATTATGAAAAGACTCCAACTAAAGCACTTGAAAAAGAGATTGCCAGATGTAATAATATTCAGATGGCTCGCAAGATTCAACTCAACTCTGCATATGGTGCTATTGGTAATCAATATTTCCGTTACTACAAATTGGACAATGCGGAAGCGATTACGCTTTCTGGTGAAGTCTCTATCCGTTGGATTGAGAATAAACTGAATGGTCGTCTGAATGGCATTCTTAAATCAAGTGATGTTGATTATGTTATTGCTATGGACACTGACTCCATCTATCTCAATCTTGGTCCTCTTGTTGATAAATTATTTGAAGGGAAAGATAAAGATCCTCGAAAGATTGTCTCTGTTCTCGATAAAATTTGTCAATCAGATTTTGAGATATTTATTGATAAATCTTATCAAGAATTGTCTAATTATATGAATGCGTATAGTCAGATGATGGTTATGAAACGGGAGAACATTGCTGAACGTGGAGTATGGACAGCAAAGAAAAAATATGCTCTTAATGTATGGAATAGTGAAGGTGTTCAATACTCTGAACCAAAACTAAAGATTATGGGTCTTGAGGCAATTAAATCTTCTACTCCTGCTCCATGCCGTAAGATGATTAAAGATGCTGTTAGGATTATCTTGACTGGCACTAATGATCAAATTATTCAGTGTATTGATAAATGTAGGGAAGATTTTAATAATTTACCTATAGAGGAGATTGCCTTTCCCCGTGGTGTGAGTGATGTAAATAAGTATAAATCTTATTCTGATATTTACATTAAAGGTACACCATGTCATACTAAAGGAGTTCTTTTATTTAATCATTATCTAAAAGAAAAGAAACTAACAAATAAATATTCACTTATTCAAAACGGAGAGAGAATAAAATTTGTTTACTTAAAAACTCCCAATGTATTCAGGGAAGAAGTTATTGCTTTTATTCAAGATTTTCCTAAAGAATTTGGAGTTAAAGCTGACTACGATATGCAGTTCGAAAAAGCATTTTTGAAACCTGTAACTAGTATTCTAGACATAATCGGATGGACTGCTGAGAAGAAAATAACACTTGATTCATTCTTCTCTTAATGCTAA